CACATTATCTGATGAATGGAAGACATATCGTCAGGCACTCAGAGATATACCTTCTTCTCAGTCCGACCCAGATAACATCACTTGGCCGACAGAACCTAGCTGATGCCAAATTGGAAACAAGAACTTAATCAAATTCCAGTTATAAACATTCCACCTATCGAAGAAATAGAAACAATATCTATACCTCTTCCTACAGCAGAAGTACCTTTCTATACTCCGTTGGTCATACCTCCAAGTGATTTACGAGCAACGGAACAAATAGAAATACAAACAGATACATCTATAGATAATTATGAAATAGATGCTGAAGCAACAGAAGGTACTTCTACCAAACCAAATACCCAACCGGGAATGAGGACAGTTAATTTGTTTTCTACAAATATTGATATTCCTCTTCCTGAAAATGAAATATTAATTACCGCAACAACAACTGCGGTAGCTAGTGTTGCAGCTGCATTAACTGCTACTGCTGTATTTAATTGGGTTGTAAAGATTATGAAACCAGTTATAAAAACAACTTGGAAGAAGATACGTGGAAAAAAACGAACTGAAACCTGATATAGAAAAGAAAGGTTTACTTAAAAAATTAAAAGAGAATGTAGATGACCATGATGAACAAATGGCAATACTCGGCGCAATGGTGCGTTTAGGAGTTGTGATTTGGAGTGGATTCATTATTACTCTCAATTATGTTGAGCTACCTATGGTTAAAAAACCTTTAGGAGCATCATCTGATATAACTTTCGTCGCATCGATTTTTACGGGCGCGCTCGCAACTTTCGGGCTCTCTACTGGTAATGGTAAGAAGAACGGAAATGGCATAACACCAACAACTAAACCAAAAGCATGAAAAAATTAATCTTGCTTTTAGCGTTGTTATCACCCAGCATTGCTAAAGCCAACACAGTAACACCTCAGTTCACAACTGGGAATATGACTTCTACTACAGTTACAACACAAACTGTAAAAGAGGTAACAAAAAAAGAAATATACGGAGCTGCCGTAAAAACATGGTCAGGTTCTAATGTAACTGCATCTGCGGGTATTACTAATGCTGCAACTAAATTTACAATTAAAGATGACACAAAAGCATGGCAGTTGGAAACAACTACTAGAGCTGCTGGTCTTATAGAAAAATGGGATATCACCTCAGACTATACAATAAACTCCACTACAAATACCTTCTCTGTCTTCTCACAATAGGCAGTCCGGTATTTGCTGAAGGAGATACAACAAATAATGCTTCTCCCGTTGCAGCTGCGACAGGCAATGTGACCAACAGTGCGGTGCAATTCCAGAACAACGGAGCACCCTCGAGACAGCAGTTCAGCACTGGAAACTCGTGCAATGGAAGTACTATGACACTTAGCCCATTTTATATGGGTAATGATGTTCAACCTGAGACTGAAGACGGATATGTCATAAACGAAAACTGGGGAGTTCAACTCGCATTTATGGTTCCCCTTAATCGTGATCTGACTAAGCAATGTGAACGCATCGCTGCACTTCATGAACGGAATATGAAACTTTCACAAGAAATGACAAGAGCACTTAAATGTAGTGAGCTTCATCGCAAAGGCTTTACCTTTCGCCCTGATACTGACTCATACAAATTGTGCTCTGATGTCGTACCTATCCAATTAGTAAAAAACGAAAATGTTAACACTCCTTAAACCAATCATTTTAAGTTTTGTCAAAACTGACAAATTTAAAGTTTTTGTAATTCAATTATTAGAAAAACTAGTAGAACAAACTGATAATGATTTAGATGATAAAGCCGTAGCCATTGTTAAAAAAGGTTTAGGTCTTTAATTATGGCAAAATCTAAAAAGGTTGATAAAAAAGCTTTTGACGGAAATTTTAAAGCCAGTGCTGGAAACACTATAAAACCAATACGGACAGAACCTAGCATACCTAAATATCTATATAACTTAGATAAAGAAAGGTATAAGGATCAATATAAGAAACGTAAAATTAAAAAGGCATAATGGCTAAAAAAAATGTATCCCTAAAAATGGGTAAACATAAAAGTCGTACCGGCGGATTAACTAAAGCTGGTAGAGAAAAATACAACAGAGAAACTGGTTCTAATCTTAAAGCTCCACAACCACAAGGCGGTAAACGTAAGAAATCATTTTGTGCTCGTATGTCTGGCGTTAAAGGACCAATGAAAAAAAATGGCAAACCTACTCGTAAGGCTCTTGCCCTTCGTAAATGGAAATGTTAATCAATGGCACATAAAAAAAAAGGATCCTGTGGATCTAAAGGAAAAAAAGGGTACAGATAGATGGCTAAACGAGGATTATACGCAAACATTCACGCCAAAAGAAAACGTATTGCAGCTGGATCTGGCGAGAAGATGAGAAAACCTGGCAGTAAGGGTGCTCCTACTGCAGCAAATTTTAAACGTTCAGCTAAGACAGCTAAAAAAAGAAAATGAAGAAGGCAACTGAAGAACAGTTCAACGAACTGCATCAGTTAGTCACAGAAGAATTTTTAAAACGAGTTAAAAGTGGTCAAGCAACCACACAAGATTTAAAAGCAGCCTGTGATTGGCTGAAGACAAACGATATAAGCGGTGTTGCTTTAGAAGGCAACCCGTTGTCAAAACTGGCAAGCGTGTTACCAGAAATAGATCCAGAGTTAGTAAAGAGAAGACTTTATGCCAAACAAAGGAGCTAAGTACGCAAACGGTAATTATAAAGCTCAACAAAAAGCGTACAACAAAACAAAAAAGGGATTGAAATTACGTGTCAATGCAAACAAGCTTAATCGAAAACTTGGTACTTACGGAAATGGTGATGGGCGAGACGCTGCTCACTATAAGGGGAGTACTACCAAGGGAAGACTCCAAAGTCCAAGTAAAAACAGAGCAAGCAGAACAAAGAAACGTAAATGACACCTCTACTACCTAGTCCAAAACATTACTTACACAATTTAATAACCATGACAAGTTCAGATTCTAAACGGCTCTGGAGAAGAGCGATTAAAGAGCACTTCAATTGTCAGTGTGTTTATTGCGGAGAAACTTATGAAATTAATGAACTTACACTCGATCATGTCAAACCTCGTTGTAGAGGTGGGGAAGATCTTACAACGAATGTTGTTCCCGCCTGCAAGAAATGTAACCAAGGTAAAGGTAGCAGTCATTGGCTCGGATGGTGTCGAGAGACATTTGGATGCCGACCTAATAGAGAACGAATGATAAGCGATCATATCGCTGCATAACTTATCCACCTAAGCAATATATCCGCACCCGCAAGGGTGCTTTTTTTATGGCAAAAAGAAACCGTTATCAGGGTCCAAGACCAAAAGCCTCTGATTTGCAAATAAGTTCACAAATACCTAATTTTGAGCCTAAAAGTGCTGAAGAAGCTTTGTATGCTGGAACTAAATATTACAACAACCCTATAACAGGAGAATTAACACAACTTAGACAAGTTGATAGTAAAAGGAGACAGGGTAAATTTCCTTTATCTCATGGTAATACAGAAAAAGTTTCTTCTCGTAAAGCTAATAGAGGTAATTATAAAGCTTATAAAAAAAAAGCTACCGTAAACGAACAAATGTACATAGATGCATTTGGGGAAGAAACTGGTAAAAATTTATATAAAGAAGAAAAAGCTGCACAAAAATCTCTAAAATTACAACAAAAACCAGGTTTAGATATAGACCATATTGATAGTCTTGCGGATGGAGGTCCAGATGCTTCACGAAATCTAAGACTTATGGATAGCCTTCAAAATCAAAAAGAAGGTGCTAGAAAATTACCTGATTTTAAAAAAAGAATGTTAGGTATAGAAGGTGGTGCAAAAGCTTATCCAAAATTACATGGTCCTTGGCCGGCTCCTGAAATGGCCGAAATTATTATTAATGGTCCAGATAATCCTAAGGAATACGCAGAATACTATTATAAAAAAGTAAAAGAAACTGTTCAGAACGGTAATGGTAACGGAAACGGTAACGGACTAAAAATAAACGGTAAAAATGGTAAAGGTCTAAAGATAGGTGGTGGCTTAATTACAGCAGCAACCTTAACTCCTACTGTTAAAGCAGCTGAACAAGCTAGGCAAGAAGTTATAGCTGGTAATTATGGTGCAGCGGCTGGAACAATTGGTAAAGACTTAGCTATACAACAAACAGGTGGTGAAATAGCTGCAAGAAGTTTGAAATTAGCAAACAAAGTTGTCACATCTAAATTAAATCCAATTGTTGGTAAAAAGATTGCACGTACAGCCTTAAAGATAGTTGGTAAACAAGTATTGAAAAAAGGTGCAGCTTTAGCTACAGGTCCAGCAGCACCGATGTTAGTAGCTGGAATGTTGGTATTTGATGCATATCAGGCAGCTGATGCTCTATCTGGTGGAGCACTAACTCAATTCTTTAAAACTAAACAAACAGGTGGCCGCTCAGGAGCCGCTATGAGGATCAATAATTAATTTGTACACATTCGTATATGACAGATGTTTTAACCGCCTTACAGGGCGATTTCAAGCTGTTTCTGCAAGCTTTATGGGAGCAGCTTGACTTACCTCAACCAACAAGAGCACAATATGCCATCGCAGACTACTTACAAAACGGACCCAAGAGACTCCAGATTCAAGCCTTTCGAGGTGTTGGTAAATCTTGGATTACTGGTGCTTTTGTGCTTTGGACACTCTTTAATGACCCAGAAAAGAAAATAATGATCATTTCTGCATCTAAAGAGCGTGCAGACAACATGTCCATATTTCTACAGAAGCTAATAATCGAAACTCCTTGGTTATCTCATCTGCAACCTAAGTCAGACGACTCCAGATGGTCTCGTATCTCTTTTGATGTTAACTGTTCACCTCACCAAGCACCCTCTGTTAAGTCAGTCGGTATTACTGGTCAGTTAACGGGAAGTAGAGCTGATTTAATGATTCTTGATGACGTAGAAGTTCCTGGTAACTCTATGACTGAACTAATGAGAGAAAAGTTATTGCAACTCTGTACAGAAGCTGAATCAATACTTACTCCGAAAGATGATAGTCGCATTATGTATTTGGGAACTCCCCAAACCACCTTCACTATATATAGGAAACTTGCTGAAAGAAGTTATCGTCCTTTCATCTGGCCGGCGCGGTTTCCTAGAGATATTACGCCCTACGAAGGGTTAATTGCTCCACAACTACAGGAAGACATAGATAATGGAGCAGAAAAATGGGAAACAACAGACCCAGACCGATTTGATAACGATGATCTTCTTGAAAGGGAAGCATCTATGGGTAGAAGTAACTTCATGCTTCAGTTCATGCTTGATACAAGCTTGTCTGACGCTGAAAAGTTTCCTCTTAAAATGGCTGATCTTATCGTCACTTCTGTTAACCCAACTACTGCACCCGACAGAATCGTTTGGTGCTCAGACAAACAAAATGTCCTCAAAAACCTACCAACAGTCGGACTCCCAGGAGATTATTTCTATTCACCTATGCAATTGCAGGGAGAATGGACTGAATACGATGAGACAATTTGCAGTGTCGACCCCAGTGGACGAGGAACAGACGAAACTGCGGCTGCGTATATATCCCAAAAGAACGGCTTCCTCTATCTGCATGAGATGCGTGCATACAGAGACGGCTACTCGGATAATACCTTGCTTAACATCCTTAGAGGATGCAGAAAGTATGGAGTTACATCATTGGTTATTGAAACAAACTTTGGAGATGGAATCGTAAGTGAATTATTTAGAAAGCACCTTGTACAAACTGGGCAAAACATTAATGTGGAAGAAGTCAGGGCAAACGTCCGAAAAGAAGACCGTATCATTGACGCGCTTGAACCTATTCTTAACCAGCATCGTCTTGTTGTTGACAGTGGGGTTATTGAGTGGGATTACAACTCGAACAAAGACAGTGCACCTGAAAGTAGGCTCCTCTATATGCTCTTTTACCAGATGAGTCGTATGTGCCGACAAAAAGGCGCAGTTAAACATGACGACAGATTGGACTGCCTAGCTCAAGGCGTTAAATACTTTACAGATGCTATGGGTATATCAGCTCATGAAGCTGTTAAAGACAGAAAACGTAGAGAGTGGGAAGCAATGATGGAAGAGTTTATAGACAATCCTCAGACATCAGCTAACCATCTAGTACTGGGTATGACAATGGATCAACGTAAACAGGCACGTGGAATAGAAGACAACAAAGAAATACCTAACTGGGTCTAAACCTTAACCCCTACGTATACAGGGGAAGGGTGGACCTCTGTAATCGGGAGCTTCGGCTCCCCTTTAATAGACATCCGTGAATGATGTCACTTTAAAACACATACTCCCACCTACCTATAACTTATATGCCTAGATTAAAATTACAAAGATTTAGAAAGATATACAAGAGTCTAAAGACTCCTTGGAAACCACTCAACTGGCTAATACTTGGTTACTTGATTGGCATAGAAAATAGATATATAGATATAGTCTCTAAACAAACTGTAGATACAGCAATTAAAGATTACTTAAGTGAAGTAGAAGAACCTTCCTCTGTATTTAAAGCAGAGATAGAAGAGACAGAAGATGGTGGGTTTACTATTGGCTACTATCCGGAGAAGAAATGAAGATATTTTTAGATTCAGCTATTACTACAGACATAGAAGATAGATTACCTACTGAAATAATAGATGGTGTAACAACTAACCCTACTCTTATTAAGAAGAGTGGTGAAGATCCTGATGTTGTCTACAAAGAGTTGTACAACATGCGTGTTAAAGACCTCAGTATTGAGGTAAAAGGTGACACGATGGAAGAGTTAGCGGCTAACGGTATATTATATGGGCGTAAGTTTGGTGAGGTAGCTACTATTAAGCTTCCTTGTACTGTTGAAGGTATAAAAGCTTGTAGAAAACTGTCAATACTGGGTTATAAGACTAATATGACCTTGGTATTCAGTGTTAGTCAAGCAATATTGTGTGCTAGAGCTGGTGCAACCTATATATCACCTTTTGTTGGTAGATTAGACCAGATTGGAGAAGATGGGATACAACTTATCCAGGATATAGCTAAAGTCTTTTGTATTCATGATATAAAGACACAGATACTAGCTGCTTCTATACGTTCTGTTAAGCAAGCAGAGGATTCTTTTAAAGCGGGTGCTCATATATGCACTGTTCCTGTAAATGTATTCGATAAAATGTTCCGCCATCGTCTTACAGATGAGGGTCTTAAGCAATTTGCCATAGATTTTGGCATAAATTTCTGAAGCCTTATATATTTACGGCGGACCCAAGGATTCCCCCATAGGGGGCCGCACGCGGTCAGGCGCAAAAAAAGCGCGCGCTAGATACCTAATCCAGCGAGAACGTAGTCATAGCAAGGCTTTCCGCTCGCTGCGCTCGCTCCCTCAACGCATGTGTGATCAATTAACGCAGGCGCGCGGGTGTTCAATCAACGCAGGGGCGGGTAGGCGCGCGGATTATACAGTCTCGTCATTCTCAAGCGACCTGTTGCTTAACACTTTGATACAATCCTGAGACAGCAATAAGACCAACCGAGTTGAGGCATGAGTATAAAAATATACACGGCTATGCTATTCGCTGAGATCCCAAGCTATACCTGGAGTTTGGCCGATTCGATGATATTTGTTGATTATGACCTATCCACTTGAGGAGGAATTGAGGTAGAATAGGGACATAGAGCAGTTTGTTTTACGTTTACTTTATTGATCTCTCCTCGGTAGAGGTGAGAGAGATAAATAAACTAAACTACAAACTCTCTCAAGACATAACAACCAAATCTTGGGTTTAAGTAGCTCGA